TTTGAAATTGAAGTAGAAGTAGGCAAATACTTAACAAGCCAATTCAGATAATGATTAGCACAGAGATATACATAGAAGAACAAAAGATTGATTTATTGCAGGATATATCTACCGAGTTCACTTATGCCATTGATGATGTAAGTGAGTTTGGTAGTCGCAATACTTCTTATAGCAAAACAATTAGCATTCCGGGAACGGCAAACAACAACCTTGTCTTTGGTTACATCTTCGAGCTTAACAATGCTAACTTCACAGACAACACGCTTCCGAACGTTGGTTATAACTACAATGTTAGTAAACAAGCTAACTGTAAAATCTTTATTGATAAGGTGCAGATATTTAAAGGCACTTTACGAATTTTGGAAATAGTTATAGACAAAGAAACTATTGAATACCAATGTAGCGTAGTAGGAGAGCTAGGCGGTTTTATTACTACATTAGGGAACAAAAGATTAACAGGAAATATCAATGTTGAAGATGATTTAGATTTTAGCGCATATAACCATACTTATAGCGTTGCAAATATTAGTGGGAGTTGGGATAACCCGGGCGGTTCTGGTTACTACTATCCTTTGATTGATTACGGAAACGTTAGCACAGGAGTTAATGGAGTAGCTAAAAGGGACTTCCAATATACAACTTTTCGACCTGCTTTGTATGTTAAGGAGTACATAGAAAAAATATTTGCCGGAACAGATTACACTTTTAACTGCCCGTTCTTTGATGAGCCTTTATTTAAACGCTTGATTATACCTCACAACCAGACAAACATAACAACGTTAAATAATACAAGCCTTAACGCAGCAGCCAAGCTAATAACTATAAACACCAATTTGAGCAATATTGTAGAATATACAATGGTAACCGCAGGCAGCTTTACGCTTGATATGTTAGGTCAATTATTTACTTATGGAGTAGTTCCAGCACCAACAATTACAACGGATATAAATATTTTATTGAGAGGTAACGTTACATTTTACAATCCACCGCTACCAAACTATTCTGTTATTCTATATAAGAATAACATAGAGATAGGCAGACAAGATTTTGATGCAAGTGTTAGCAGCTTTATGAACTGTCAATTTACAGTTAGCGGAGTTACTTTTGCTAATACGGACACTATGCAGGTGCAGATATCAGGCAACGGCATTATTCTTGCTATTACAATGGGCGAGATAGGTATAACGACAAGTACCCCCACACAAGTACAGGTTAATTTAGGAGAAACGATTAAAGTAAACGATGTTATTCCAAGAGGTATATTTCAATCAGACTTCTTTTTAAGCATTGTTAAGATGTTTAATCTTTACGTTTATGAGAATAAGTTTAACGACAAGGAGCTGGTTATTAGTCCTTATGTAGACTTCTATCCTGACAAGTCAGCTGAGGCTTTGGATTGGACTAACAAAATAGATAGAGCAAAGCCTTTAAGCATAAAGCCAATGAGTGAGATTAACGCTCGTTACTATAATTACAAGTTCAAGGCTGATAACGACTTCTATGGCGAGAACTACCGCAAAAAGTACACAGAAGGCTATGGAGATTTTATTTACGATACTGAGTTTGACTTTGTAAAAGAAACCGACACCTTAGAAGTTATATTTGCTGCCTCTACATTGTACCAAGCAACAGGGCAAGACAAAGTATTCCCGGCAATCTATAAGAAGTCAAATACTAATAATGCAGAGGATAGAATGGATAGCATTATTCGTATAATGCAGACTAAGAAGATTACAAGTGTAGGCAGTTGGAATATTATGAATGGAGCAACTAATTTAGCATCTTATACAAGTTATGGTTATGCCGGACACTTAGATGACCCAATTAACCCTAATAACGATATAAACTTTGGCGCACCAAAAGAGCTACAATTTAGTCCTAACAGATACCCAAGCACAAACGTATTTAACGCTTATCATAGTCCTTATATTGCGGAGATAACAAGCAAGGATAGTAAGCTATTAACGTGCTTTGGTTTACTTGATATTATAGACATTTTCAACTTAGATTTTAGTAAGTATGTATATATAGACGGGGTTTTATTCAGGCTTAACAAAGTAGAGAACTTTAACCCTATGGAATACAACACTACTAAACTATCATTTCTTAAAGTAATAGAAACATCATACTAATGGCACAAGAGAACATAGGTATAAATATTAATGTAGAAGGCAATGCTAACCAATCATTAGGTACATTAAAAGCACAGTTAAGAGAAGCAACGCAAGAAGTACAGGCTTTATCTGATAAGTTTGGTGCTACATCTAAGGAAGCGGTAGCAGCAGCCAAGAGAGCAGCAGAATTAAAAGATGCAATCGGAGATGCTAAAAGCTTAGTAGATGCCTTTAACCCAGATGCAAAGTTTAAAGCCTTAACATCTTCTCTTAGTGGAGTAGCCGGTGGTTTTGCAGCAGCACAAGGAGCTATTGCTTTATTCGGTGTTGAGTCAAAAGAAGTAGAAAAAGCTTTATTGCAGGTACAATCAGCAATGGCTTTATCGCAAGGCTTACAAGCAGTAGGAGAAAGTATCGATAGCTTTAAGCAATTAGGTACAGTAATTGCAAACAGTACAATATTCTTAAAGGCAAATGAATTAGCTAACAAAGCTACTGCATTTACTATGAGATTATTTGGTGTAAGTGTAGAGGCTACATCTGTTTCTTTTAAGGTTCTTAAAGGTGCTATTGCTGCAACAGGATTAGGTTTACTTGTTGTTGCACTTGGAGAAATAGTTGCGGCATTTCAAAGTTATAGTAGTGCAGCAGAAAAGGCAGCAGAAAAACAAAAACAACTTAACGATACTATTTTAAAAGGAGCAAAAGTAGGATTAAAAGCAGAACAAGAGTTTTTAGCTAATAAAGAAAAACTTGACATTGCAAGAGCTAAGTCAGCAGGGGCAACTGAAAAACAAATATTTGATATTGAGCAAAGATTTAGAAAAGACAGAGCTGAGTCACAACAAAGATTTCTAAATGAAACAAAAAATGCTGATGTAGAAGGAGCTATAAGTACAGCAGCAGAAATTAAAAAAATTAACACAGAAGTAGAAGTTGCAGAATTAGAATTTCAAGCTAAACAAGCAGCAGCAAGAAAAGCGAAAGCAAAAGAAACAGCCGATGCACTAGCAGAAGCAGAGTCAGCAAGAATTGAAAAGCAACTTGAAGACGAAAAAAGGCTAACAGAAGAATATTTAGCTGAGTATGACAAGAGAAGGAAAGATGCAGTAAATGCTAAAATTTTAACACAAAAAGAGATTGGGAAACTAGACCAAGAAGAAAGGTTAAGGCAGGAACAGGAGAACAATAAAATCTTTGATAATCAAATTTCATTACTAGGTAAAACAAAAAACTTTACTTTACAAGCTATTCAAACGCAACAAAAAGCGAATGAAGACGCAGCTAAAAATATAAACTCTGTAAATAAATGGTTAGCATCTGAGGATAAGAAAAGATTAGATGCAAAAGTTTCTGACACACAAAGTGCATTATTTTTACTTAGTGCAATAGTAGACCAGAATAGTGTAGCCGGAAAAGCTATTGCGGTTGCACAAGCAATCATTAATACTTATCAAGGTGCTACAAAGGCATTAGGTCAGGGTGGTGTTCTTGGTTTTGTAGGTGCTAGTGCGGTAATTGCTGCCGGTTTAATAAACGTTAAAAAGATTGTTAGCACAAATATTCCTTCTGCAAAGGGTACAGGAACAGTAGGTGGTGGAGCTTCTGCACCAAGCCTATCAGCAGGAGCACCAATAGCACCCCCACAACCACAAGCACAAACAACTACCTTAGATAATCAGACAATCAACGCAATAGGCAACCAAGCCGTTAGAGCTTACGTTGTAGAGAACGATGTAACGAGTAACCAACAACGTATCGCTGCTATAAGACAAAGGGCAAGGTTCGGTTAAATGATAACAAATTAAAAGACTTAATATTTAAGATTATGGACTTACCTGTTTATTTATTAGACATTAGCGAGGATATGAATGACGATGCAGAAGTAGATTACGTTGCATTAGTAGACAAACCTGCTATACAAAAGAATTGGAATGCTTTTAAGAACCAACAACGCTTTGAAGTGGTTAGCGAAGATAAGCGAATTATTTCTGGCCCTCTTATGTTGGCTGATGTACCTATTTTTCGCAGCGATGCTACTTACGGCGATTACTATGTGGTGTTCTCTAAGGATACTATTTTTAAGATTGCTCAAAAGTTTTTCAAAAAAGGCTACCAATCAAACGTAAACTTAATGCATTCTCCTGATGCTCAGGTAGAAGGGGTAACAATGTTTGAGAGCTTTATTACAGACGAGAGCAGGGGTATATTACCAATGAAGGGCTTTGAAGATGCTCCTGATGGAAGCTGGTTCGGTAGCTTTAAGGTAGACAATGAGGGTGTTTGGAACGACGTTAAAGAGGGCAAATTCAAAGGGTTTAGCGTAGAGGGTTTATTTACTTACAAGACTAAGCCAAGCAAAGAACAAGAACTTATGAATGCAATAAAGGAAATATTGCAACGGGTTAAATGATAAACTAAATCTTTTATTAATATTTAAACAAAAAGAATGATGAACGCAAAAGATGCAATAATGCAAATTAGGGCTTTGTTCGAAGATATGCCACCAGTAGAAGCACCTGCTCCTGTTGAAGCACCTATCGAAGAAGTACCTGTTACATTCGCAGAATATAGCCTTATGGATGGAACAAAGGTTATGATTAGCGAACTTGCTATCGGTGGTCAAGTTACCCTAGCAGACGGAACACCTGCTCCAAGTGGTGAACACCAATTAGCAGACGGCACTCAAATCGAGTTAGACGAAGCCGCTAAAATTATCTCTATTGAAACCCCAGAAGCAGAAGCGGAAATCGCTGATGAAACTCCTGCTGAAATGGGTAAGAAGTATGATGAGAAAATGGCTGACGAAATTTCGAGCTTAGTAGCTGAAAACGAAAATCTTAAAACACAAGTAGCACAATTAGAGGCAAAAGTTAAGAATGGTTTTAGTCAAGTAGCTGAACTTATAGAAGCACTTACTAAGACACCTAACGCTGAACCTATTGCGCAACCAAGAAACAACTTTGGTTCTAACGTAACTACACACAATATGAAGTACGATAGAATTGAAAAATTTAGAAACGCTTTATTAAACAAATAAAAATAAAATAAAATGGGATTTGATGTATCTGCATTAGCAAACTATACAAAAGAAAACGAAGCTCTACTTGTAACTTCATCTGTATTGGGTGCAAAAACTGCTGCTCTTATTAAGAGTGCAGGTAACGTAATGGTTGGCGTAAAGTCAAGCGAAAAAATCAACATTATGGAAACTGACGCTATCTTCCAAGATGGTGCTTCATGTGGCTTTAATGCTTCTGGTTCTACTACCTTTACTCAGCGTACTGTAACTCCGGGTAAAATTAAAGTAAACGAAGCTCTTTGCCCTAAGGATTTAGAAGCTAAGTATTTACAAAAGGCTTTACCTACTGGCTCTATGTACGATAGCGTACCTTTTGAGCAAGAGTATTCTGAAAAGAAAGCTAAGACAATCGCTGCACAATTAGAAACTGCTTTATGGCAAGGTGACACTACAAGCGTAAACGTAAACTTAAACAAGTTCGATGGTCTTGTTAAGTTAATCGGTGCTGCTACTGGTGTTGTTGCTGCAAACGCTTCTACTTTTATTTCAGGTGCTCCTTTAAGCTCTATCACTGATGCAAATGTAATTTCTATCTTTGATGGTGTTTACAAAGCAATTCCTGCAAAAGTTGTAGCTGCTGACGATATGACTATCTTCTGTGGTCAAGATTTATTCCGTACTTACACAATCGCTTTAAAAAATAGCGGTAGCTTCAATTACCAAATTGATGTTAAAGCTGATAGCGAATTTGTATTACCGGGTACAACTATTAAAGTTGTAGCAGTTGCAGGTCTTAACGGAACTAACAAGGTTTACGCTATGCGTTTATCTAACTTATTCTTAGGTACTGACTTACTTAACGAAGAAGAGAAGTTTGAAATCTTCTATGCAAAAGAAGCTGACCAAGTACGTTTCGTATCTGAGTTCAAAATGGGTGTGAATATCGCATTCCCTGATGAAGCAGTGAGATTTATCCTTGCATAATTTATAGGGTAGGTTGAAATATACCTACCCATTTTTTCAAACTAATTAATTTTTAAAATATGCCGTGCGCGTTAACCCAAAATTACAGCCTTGATTGTAAAGATTCATTAGGCGGAATTACTGAGGTTTATTTCATAGCAGCAGCAGATGTTACTTCTACAACAGAAGCAAGTGGTGTAATTACCGCACTTGTAAAAGCATCTGGAAAGAGGTTCTATAAGTACGAGCTTGTTAAAGGCACTTCTCAATTCGTTGAGAATGTTAATGCAAACGTACAAAACGGGACTGTCTTTTATGCTCCTGAATTGACCATAGTATTAAACAAATTACAAGCGAACACAAGAAACGAAATCTTGTTATTAGCTCAAAACACATTAGTAGCAGTTGCGAAAGATAATAATAACGCATTTTGGTACTTAGGTAAAACAAGAGGCTTAGACCTTACCGCAGGTAACTCAGGTACAGGAACGGCCGAAGGTGATAGAAGTGGTTACACTTTAACCTTCACAGGTGCGGAAGCTGCTATGGCTCCGGCAGTTAATTCTACTGTTGCAGCAGCTTTAATGACACCGGGAACTTAGGTTGTTTTGGTTTTGTATATAGATGCCCTCGTCTTTAATTAGGCGGGGGTTTTTTATTTTGCAAACAATCGTGTTAGTTTATATTTATAGTTGT